CATCTTCTCTTAAACCTCCAGTACTTTGAGCGCGTCTGAGATATTAACCGGAATCTCGATCACATCCCCGGGAAAGATGTCAGCTTCTGTGGGCATGCTATTATACCATGCTATGACCCACCAATATCTCACGTCTCCGTAATATTTGGCGGCCAAGTTGTAATACCTATCCCCATATTTCCAAATATGAGTAGTGGTAAGAAGAGTGGCACGCTGCAGGATGGTGGGATTATGAAGTATGGGGGTGGCGTATTGAACCACTCTTTTGAGGCCTCGTTTTCGTCGCAAATATTCATAATATTCGAGTGAATTCGAGAGGATATCTGTTCTGTTATATCGTGACATGTTTAAATATGACTCCTTGTGATAAGATTTTATTAAACAACAATATCGACCACCTCTTCATAGCCCCCTTCCGTCTCCGCGTATGCGGTCAACATCTCGGTCTCGTAGTCTCCCAATTTGTTTTTGCTCAATTTTTTCAGATCTCGCTTGAGGCGCCCTGAGCCTCCCATTCCCATATATCTTGCTTTCGCATTGTCAATTACAGCTTGAGCTAACTGTCTGTTATCTTCTGTTTTTTGAATTTCCGCTATTCTTTCATTGAAATATTTGCCTTCGTCGTCAGGGGTTTCCGTGTCTGATTTTAAGTATATTCCATAAGGAAACGATATGGAGGTGGGAACCATGTCGCCCTTGTTATTGAACTCCCACCCTATAGTCCTCTGATGAATAACTGCAAATGTGATGGTAATATCTATGCTTTTGGGCAAAACGGTATTTGGGGCTTTCTCTAAACTTCCCTTTTCAGCAAGGTTGTGATTAACTTGAAGTGATTGGATTGCTCCGAGCGCACCATACGTTGCCGCGGCATCAGATGTGTATCCGTCATACAGATCTTGTTCCGACGAGGCGCCGTGCACACCCTCCGGATATCCCGGTAAGTGGTCGAAGCTTGCTAATAAATTCATCACCTTTAATTTAATTAATGGGGACTGTGCTATCGTATTTGCTGCTACCGCCTCTGTCGTATTTTTTAATGTTCCTGTTATTCCATGATAAGCGGGGTATAAAAATTGAATCAGTTTTTGAACTCTCCCCAAGTTTTCATATGCTTCCCCTTCAGAAGCGGCGGGGACTTGAAAGTTTAAACTAATTTGACGCTGATTTCCTTTAAATAAGTAAATGGGATCGGTGCGGCCGAAAATCGGTTCGGACGCCCAGTCACAGTTATAGCTTTCATTAAAAGCCGTGATAAAGGCTTTAAAAAATACTTCTTGTCCTGACGGGACATGTTGAAAAGATATTACTTGTCGGCCATGATTGGCCAATGCATCGCTTCCATCAACCATTTGAACAACTCTGTTATTTACAAGAGTCGAGTTATATTTGCTTTGCCAAAAAAAGTCAGTGTCATTTTTAGGATCTGCCATTTTATTTCTCCTTTAGTGGGCTCCTAACCCCGAGCAGCCGCGAAGGCTTCCCCTCCTATAATATCTATTACTTCGGTAGCAAGTGTTTTTCTATCAAGCTGTAAATTCACAGTTATTTGGTACGGGCGTTCTCCTCCGGCCCGGGCAGTTCCGGGGGCGGCTGCTACTGGAGCCGCGGCGGCCTCGATGCCCACAGTTGTGGCTGCTTTCAGAACCTCTTTGGTGGCGCCCACATCTATACCTATCACCTGTAGGCCGGTCTTGGCCCACTCGGGGATGGCTTCTCGGGCAATCTTTAACGCGTTGATGGCCAATTCTGCTAGTTCTGGGCCAAGATTCCCAAAAGCGTTCACAATTCCCTGTCTCATAGGATCTCCAATCTGCTTCTCCATTTCGGACGAAGGAGAGCTGATTCCAAGGAATGACTTAATTCCGGCCACTCCTTCACTAAAGCTGGTTTTCCAAGAATTTATACCCTCTGTAATTTTATTGCCCATGCTTTCAAAGCTGAAGGCCTCTCCAATGCCGATCATTATTTCCCTAATCTTACCTGGAATTGAAGTTTTTAGTGAGTCCCATGTGTTTAAGAAGCTCTCGTGCCATGCGTTAAACTTCTCTTTGATGATATCAAACATGGCGCCCAGTATCTTGAGGGGGGTTAATAACGCATCGATGGCAGGGCGCGCCAAATTTAACAATTTGGGAATTAAAGCGAAGCCTTCCAGGAAAGAGAGGCTAGACTTTTTGTTCATGGCTTCGGAGGTACCCGTGATCGCATCCGTGATTCGTACCAATCCACCCCACATACTTTTCAGGGGGTCCACAATACCATCTAGCATCCCCTTCCAAAACGTCAAGAGGGTTTTAAACGTGAATCCTTCTTTTACTATCGCCGAGATGGCTTCCCATGTAACCCAGAAGATCATTGTAACGGGGCTTAACTTAAAACCCAACTCAGCCATAGCAAAGCCGAACTGCACAAACCCCGCTATAATGTCGTATACCATCATCAAAGTATCTACAGCCTTGGATACTTTTTCCATGGCGGTCGCGACCTTATTGAGCGCATCGACAGCTTCCGTCATCTTTGCAACTGGATCAAACTTTTCGATCCCCGTAAGAATGAATGAATTGATGATGGTTTCAAAGCTAGTTCGAAGCTTGGCCACACCATCCTCGCTCTCGACAAATTCATTCATCATATCGTTGATCACTCTGCCAATGAGAGAAAATGCCGGGGCGAGACTGGCCAGTGTGTTTTTGAGGATTTCCATGGTAGATTGCCAGCGCTGGGCGTCTTTACGCGCGTCGGCGTATTGCTTGGAGGTTTTACCAATATTGCCGGCCAGACCTTCCATGTCTCCGGACATCATTTGAGCTAGCTGGCTTTCGTCTTTAAACCCTAGCATTTCAGTAAACATCTTCTTTTGGTGATATCCCATCTCATCAAAGGAAAGCCCAGTATCAGTAATCGATTTTCTAATCATCTCGAAACGCTTCGCAGGATTAGTCTCCATCATCATATCCATCGCATTCACAAAGTTTCCACCAAGAGCAGCATTAAGCTTTCCGGTCATTGCGGCGGCATCTTCAAAAGTATCAAACTTGCCTGTGAGTTGAAGGATACTGTTCAAGTCCATGCCCGTGATCTTGCTGATCATTGAGAGATCTTTGAACGCTTTCACTCCCTCTTTACCAAACTGAGCCATGCTACCAGCAGCATTAGCAAATTGGCTGGCCAAAATGCCCACATCGACGCCTATATCCATAGCATGCGCGCGCATTTCAAGCATTACGTTGTCGGCATCACTTAGGGAAACCCCGAGGCCTTTCACCGCACCTTGTATACCTTTCGCATAGTCCTGGGCGCTAACTCCTAATTCCGCAAGAACCGCGCCTGTTTTAGCCATTTGCTTCTGTTGGGCCGACGAGGCTTCTGTAAAAATCGTGGTTTCTCGATATAAGCTCGTGTACTGTTGCCGCATTTCGTTCATGTCCACGCCGGTGGATTGAAGCTCTTTTTGGGCTATCGCCATCTGTTCACCCATAGCATAAGTGGCACCGGTCATTCGCTGCAAGCTAACTGCTGCATCTCGCGTGGCTGTTGCTAATTCAAAGATCCATTTTACGAGCTTAACTATCAGCATTATAACAAATATAATAATCCCGATTCCGAATGCCGCCATTAATGCCTGAGCCGAGATTGCGCCCGCATCCAAGGCTTTCTTGAGCAATTTGGCACCTTTAACAAACTTCTGCATGCCCCCTATGCCACTCATAATCATTTGGCCCATTTTTCCTTGACCTATCATCTGTTGGCCCATAGTTTTAAGCATATCGGTGCCAAGTTTGTTCACTTGTTTCTTAAGCCCGATGCGCACGCGTTCTTTGCGTATAAGTAAGTCCTGTTTTTCCAAAAAGGCGGCTTCGTCGGCAGTTATGCTCTTTCCCAAGTCTAGACGCGTCTCATACAAGCGCACGCGTTCTCTATCTATCTCGCGTTGTGCATCTGCGATTTCTTTGGCCATTTGGCGTCTAACATATTCACTCTCCGCGGTAGCAAGTGCGCTTTCTTGTAGGGCCTGTTCTTCTTTGAGGGCGTCAATGCGAGCTTGGATTAGCTCTAAACCGGCTGCAGATGCTCGTGGGCCTATAGTACCTCCAGGGGCGCCAGCGCCGCCGTCTTCTCTCATTGCGCCGGCAGCTTCTTTAAAGCCTTCTCTAATAGCTCTTTTGATCTCGTCAAATTCGGCCATAAAAAATCCTCTTTAATTCCCTAAGATAATTAGTTGCTACATAAAAAAGGCAGAACTATTCAGTTCTGCCAAATTGGCTGTTCATCTGCGGGGGAGAATTGGGTTGATTGTGGGAAGAAAGGACCTGTGTGTTGGAGCTACTGCCACCCGATCCCTTCTCCATGGCATCCTTTTCATCTTGTAGCTGCTGTACAAGCCTATCTACAAACCACATCCGCAACCCGACGGGGAGATTGTATGCTTCTGAGAAGGACCAGCCTCCTGCATATTTCAAAAAGAAGAAGTGTTCATACACTCCTTCCATGTACTCATCGGTCAGGCCAAAAAAATTCCGCCCCTAGCGGAACCTCCATATCAGCACTGTAATCACATTCTTCGCACTCAAAGTGCTGTGTGAGGTCGACGTTGGGAGCGGCGGCCTTATATGCTAGCCGGAGGTGCCGAGAATCTTTAGAGGGGATGTTGGCTATCACATAACTTAAAGCTTCGTCTTCCGTATTGTCGTTAACGGCCACTATTATACTTTTAAGTTGCTGTGTTATCAGGGATTCTGTCTTCTTGGTTTTCTTCTCGCGTTCGATGGCCTTAGTCACCCGCGTTTCATCATAACCATCGAGAAGTCTAAATGTAACATCTAGTTTGGTCTGGGGTAATTGAACGTTGAACGTCCCATCGTCGTTATATTTAACGGACATTGTGCCCAGTTCATCTCCCTGATAAATTAAAGCTTCATTTAAGTCAAATTGATAATCTTGTGTTTCTCCGCAAGCAGGACACGTTGTTTTTGTGGTGTATTCGGGCCCATAGCCAGCAACTCGGGTGGCAATAATAATGGCATTTCTATCACCCACTAATAGGGAGTCGGGATCGATGCTCTTATCAACAATCAAATTGCGAATAACGCGATCTAAAGCAACGCCCTTTTTAAGAAGAGTTCGTGACGTGAGAATATCCTCTTCTCGCGCGGTCATTTGTTTGATTTCGATACTTCCTTCATTGTGCAAGGGGTGACCTTGGGGGTAATATCTCCCGCCAGAAGGCAACTCTACAAATTCAGTAGGAACTACAAAGGAAAAAATCGCGCCCCCGGGGTCGTTGTTCACCATTTGTGAGACAGGGGGGGTTGTGTTGGCCTGTTTAGCGCCTACACGATCTTTATTTCGTGACAATATACACCTCTTATTTTAATATTGGTTAGCTAGATCTAACACCGAAGAATTCATTTCCACCCGTGGGACCAGCGGACTTGCTTTGGGGCGTTTCAATACGCGCCCAATCATACCGAAGCTTTACCGTCAATTCGGTAAGTTCGTTCGAACCATATTCAAGTGAACCGTAATTCACTTCTGTAATGAAGCCATTCCAGAGTGTCCATTGCTCCAGGGGATTACCATCGGCATCAATTTGAGTAATGATAACGGTCCCGAGAGCGCCGGCGGACTTAGCCTTTGACATCGTAGTCATGCTTTCGTTGGTTGCATCAGTGGGAGGCTTATAGCCAGAAGCCGTAACAATGTCGGAAAGGGTGGCTGCGGTGTCGGGATCTACTGGATCGACGAGTGTAACACTTATCTCGCCCCACGTAACTGATCCAGGATACCAAAAGGTATGGTTCAAGTATTTGTGATCTTGAGCTTCAATTGTAAAACTGGGCTTGTCGGTGGTTTTTGCATACCACAGAACTGCCCCACCCTGTGCAGCGGTTACCCCGGTAAAAGATATCGTAAACCTAAATTTCCGCTTGGGATCCTTTAGGGTGGTGTCTTCTCCGAAATTTGTTGACCAAAATGCCATTATTTAGTTTCTCCCTTGGTTCTAATTTAATTAGTTCATTTTTAATTTATTAGTCGTCAAATGATGCGCCAGTGCGAGCAACCACGAAGTCAATTGCAATAAATTCAATCGCTCTGGCCGGCTTAATCATAATTTTAGCATACAAAATGTTCTGATCAATCAAGTCTGGGGTGGTCGTAGTCTCGTCAAGAATTAGTCGATAGTCAGTAATACCATACTTCACCATGACGTTCGCCAAGAACGGCTCAACCAGAGACTTAAATCGATCCCAAGTTGCTTGAACGTTCTGCTCAAATAGAATCTGAGAGGCGATAATGGAGATTTGCTTCTTGAGGAAAACTACCAATCTTCTCACATTAATTCTATCGAGCGCAGAAGCTCTTTCTTGAAGCGTCTTCTGACCGAATACCACAATCCCGGTGGAGGGGAAGGAGGCAATTGGGTTAATGCGTGCTTCATACAGTAAATCTCTTTCTTTAGAGGTTAATCTTTCAGTTACGTTCGTAATCGGAATACCTGCCGCACCATTGGTTAGGCCACCGCGGTTAAATCCGGCGGGAGCAAACCACAGAGCGGTCTTCGCCTCTGAACTTGCAAGAACGCCCATCATTGCTACGCTTGGGGGAATCCACAGCATGCGGCCAGTTCCCTCATCCCGAGTCTGAACCCAGGGATAGAAGGTACAACCATAGCTCGAATCTATTCTACGATTACGTAAATCGTTTGCCGCTTGAACCGGCGTCGTGCCAATTCTGTCGGCCTTATTAGATTGATATGATTCCTGCACTGGGATGTACACGTTAGGCAAATCAATCAAGGATAGTGCGTCTGCGCGAGCCTCACACAAGGCGACCATTTGATCAGCCAGAGATGTCTGAGTAATGCCCGGAACTGCCAACAAGTTCATATCTACCACTTCGGGATCTGCGATTGTATCAAGTGCTCGCTTAATGGTGTGATATGCATAGCTGGTATTTTCTGTTGATCCATCGGGCATGCCCGCGTTATACACAGGATCGGGTTTGGTAATGTCCCAGCCGTCGAACGCGCTGTGTAGAGGTAGTGTAAACTGGTTATAATCTGCATCAAGCAAATCCTTCCAAGATGTGCTGCCATAGCTAGTGCCGGCGAGGCGCGAACCTGAAAGATAGTAGAAGCCCGCGGCCTGGGAAGAGCCTGAAACAACATCGTCCAAAGTGAAGATATATGAATATGCATCGACTCCGGTACCGCTTGGCTGATCGCTGGCGATTCCACCATATAGAAGTCGATGGAAATCGGCAATACTGGCATCGGAAATCGTGCTTCCGCTAGCGCGTGTAGTGGCCATTCCAAAGTAAGCTTCCGTAGGATCGGACGTGCCACCAGCGGATGCAGACCTTCTAAGTCGTACTACTGGGAACTTCATCTTAATGCGCGCGTACTCGCCGGAACCGGTTAGAAGGGCTACCGCGGCACCCGCCGCAACGGAGCAAGTTAGAATGGTCTGGGGGGTTCCCCACGCTGTATACATGCCGGTGGTTGGCGAGCCGATGAACAGCGAGGCGGCCTCCGAGGTTAAGTCCATGACCCCGCCGACCTCGGCGACCGAGCGCTCGGTCTGGATTTCGTTTCCATCTTTAAACTTCGGAGGACCAAAGTAGCCGAAGGGGAGCAGTTCTGGATCTGCAGCACCAGCATCAACGTCTGCATTTGTTTGCACATATACATATCTCGACAGATTGTCGTATTCTCCATAAGTGCGGAGCCTCTTTTGTGTGGTGTCCCATGCTGTATAGCGGTCGCCAATCTTCTTGCCAACGAAATTGGGGGAAGCCGGATCAAGAGTGCAATTATCAAACCTTTCTAGTACTTGGATAGCATTGTCTGTGTCGTGTAGGCTGCGTATAACTACTGAAAACGTGCCATAAGATGTGATAGAGCTATTAGACTGTCTAATCTTCTCGATTGAAACCTTTGCGTTCCTTTGCAGCCACTCTCCGTGGCCGCGGCCAACAAGACGGAAAAGCTTTTGCATGTTCTCCGCCGTGAAACTTGTATAAACCCCTGTGTCCTGTCCGATAATCCATCCGGAGTTGGCCTCAACAGAAGGCTGAGACGCCATGTTCTGTGGACCTGTGCCAACCGTGCCGCTGAGGGATAGTGGCCACACCCAAGCTACAGTATTAACGGTGCTTCCAATAAGCCCATCGTCTCGTAATTGCTGCTCGTAGCTCTCGCCTAGCCAATAATCTTTTTCTACTGCGTCGGGATAGAAGCTTCCTGAACTGATTAGCTGCGGGTTAGTGTTGATCTTTCTGCGAATAAAGTGCTCCGACGAATCGTCGAAGTTAAACTTAACAGTGTCATCATTGGTATTGGTTAGGATTCTCATTGTGTATAGACCACCACTCTTGTTAAGGAGCGCGCCGATACTGGCGGTCGTGGCGATGGAATCATCGATGTGGCCGCCGTCCAAACGGGTGCCACCAAAAATGCTTCCCGAAAGAAGGGGGGCACCAGATTCCGTGTAAATGACTGCCGCAAGGCTCGCAGTAAGGGAGGTGACGTTGGTCGAGGATGGCGTGCCGGCTTGGCTGGCAGATGCTGCCACCCAAATGCCCCAAGCGCCGCCGGTCCGGGCTGGGAATGTCGTACCTATGCGCGAGGCTGGCTGCGTTCCACAGTTAAGCTCGGTCTTCCAGCCTGCCGCGGCGCCGCCGCCCTTGGCTGCGCCGGCGGTGGTGTTTTGGCCGAGAAGGCGTACATAGGTGAGGGGCGCGACGTTTGCTCTTAAGAATGCTCTGGCTGCGTAGAGGCCGTACATGGGTGACTTAAGGTTACCATCGCGGGATACATCGCTGCCGGCGCCTCCTGGCACCGTTTCGCCAAACATTTCTACAAATTGTGAATATGATTCGACTTTAATGGGATGCATAGCAATGCCGCGCGTGGCTCTACCAACCACCACGGGGCCGATATCTTCGGCCTTCTTTGGCATAAAGGAGTTGTCAATTTCATTAATGAAAACTCCAGGAGATACAAACTTAAAATTCTTTACTGACATGCTTTAGGTCACTCCCTCTCTTAGTAATTTAAATTGATGTACAATCATACATAAATAGTATTCGGAACGTCAAAAGTCTTGAAGAGAAACAAGAAATTGTATTTTAGGTCAGGAACTACTTCATAAAAAAGCCATCGTTCCCAGGAACAGGGCTGAGTTCTCGTGGGAAGGTCACTTCCACCGTATTTTCTTCAACTCTTACGATGGGTCGATCATCATTTTCGCCTTCACCCATTAAATACCCCAAAACTCTAATGGTAATCTCTGTACTAAAAAGGCGTGTGTCTTCGGCTAAGTTGTTTATATTATTAGAATGATTAAAGTTTTGATCAATGAAGGCTTCATATAAGTGACCATTTCTCTTCATAACGAAAGCATCAATTTGACCGGTGCGACCTATAAAGGGCTGTATAAGCTCGTTCATTTGCTGTTGGTATTCGGTTTTAATCACTATTTTATAATCTACATTAATATAAATGGGAATAGGTACGGATAAGGACTGGATAACAACTTTACGGTTGATGCGGGGATAATACTTTTGGTAGGTTCCCTCTTTGGGAAGCTGACGCATTGATGCCGCCACTGCAAAATTACGTGTCTTGTCTTGCACAATTCTTTTAGCTATAACCCACCGACCGACGCGGCCATTCCTATCGCTCGAATATAGGTTAGCTTGAAATCCTCCTTTGCGGGCCGGGTCTTTGGTGATACCCGTCCTTTCTATGCTTATAAGAGGAAGTTTGAGAGCGCCGCCGTCATCGCGTAAGTCTTTCTTGTTTTTAACCTGATAGGAGCGCTCAGGCACTTGCCAGAGAACGGGTACTCGGCGATATCCCTCGTTGGTGAGAGCGCTCAACTCCAAATCTTCTTTTACCCATGATGTAATAGCATAGTCGATTGTCTCAATAGTAGATGCAAGCATCCCCAAAGATTGAAGAGTGTGTTCTGAACTGCCAGAAGGCAGTAACGCGAAATTAAAATTATCAGGTAGCATCGAATAACCCCTTTCTTGCTCTTCTGCAGCGTGCAGAAATCTCGAAACTATAGTCAACTTGACCAAAAAGCTTTTTAGGCTCTGATAGTTTAACTATCTCGTAATAAAATTCTCCGTACAAAACAAAATCGCCTTCACGCACATATAAGTCCTGATCGGCCGTCAGTCGACGCCTATGAAAGTGTATATTTATCTCCCAGGTCTTATCAATACCGGCGCCTTCCATATAGTCGGTTGAATATTCCGTAAATTCCACCAATGCATAAACACGGACGGGGGGCAAGTATGTTTTCTCGATTGCTTCGCCATAAAGACGATGAAAATCGGTTCTTTCGAGATCGATGGGATAATAAAGGATTTGTTGGCCAATAACATTTTCAATTAATTCATCATTAACCTGTTTAACCAGATTTCGTTCTTTTTCACCGAAAAATAACGGAGGGGGAGGATTTTTGGGACGGCTCCATTCGTTAGACATCTTTCATCACCCCACAAATATCGGCAGCGGTGAATTTTTAAATGTGGTTGCTGCCGAGTCCGCCTTCTCAGAATCTTGTTTGGCCAACTGAAGGTATTCTGTCTCCTTCAAGATTTCCATCAATTTATCTTTTAACTGTGTTTGTTCCTCTTTAGCCTGCGACAGCAAATCTGCATGATTCAAAGTTACACTATCGCCGGGAATCGGGATGGTCTGAAACTTTCCGCGAATTTGGCCCAACATCTCCTTACAGAGAGCTAGCGTATATTTGCGAATCCACTGTTTACCAATAGCGTTGATGTTTTTATATGGCACATTGTCGTAAGGCAGCGTATTAAGGTTGTTTACCCCTGAAATACCGTCATCGATGGTAGAGTACTCTTCCCACGCATCCGGTTTAACATAAAATTTCACCCATATTCGCGTTTGTTCCGAAAATCCCCAATAAGTGGGATTTGGGAAAAGCCGCAGCATGTTATCTATCAATTCATAAGAATAATGCGACGTTCGTGTAAAAATAGAGTCTTCATACATGATAGCCTGCATTTTGTTCTGCCATGTGGGAATAATTTCAAAGGTGGAGTCGTCCGCAAATTGACCATATGTGCTATAATTGCCTACGACGTTAATACCACCATAATAGCCATAAAACCGCCATGTTGCGCGGGGTGATATATAAAAGACCTTAGTTACATAAATGCGCTGGTTGGTCACTTTACCAGCATATCCTACGGGTGTCCCTTTGTCATCAACTCCCGATAGAGAGGAGCTAGAGATGATGGATTGAATGTTATAATCCTGTTTGTTCTCGACTGCTTTGAAAGACGCCGAATATTGGGGCACACTGCCACCGAAGCCAGCAATGGAAGAAAGTCCATCGCCCACTCTTTTAGCATATGCCATTTGGAATCTCTGGAACTTCAGATTGCTTCCAGATGGACCTGTTTTGATGTCTCCCTTATGATCAAAGGTGCCGGTGGTGTTGCCCAAAGCGTCGGAGAGCATGTTTTTGCCTTGGTGCAAGTTGAGGATGTAAGAATACTCTAATACGCCTTCTTCGTAGGCCGCATAGACGTTTTGGGCGGTCAGTTCGATGTCCACCACGTCTCCGCCTAGCTTCTTATAGACGTAGGCTACTTGCATGCTGGCGCCGCTTAAAAAGTCGACGGATCCGGTGTATACTCCAAAGGGAACGGCCGCGGCTACTGAGCTAGCGCTTCCGGTCTTCGGTAGAATAATGGCGCTCGTTTGGGATTTAGGACTTAGGTTGGTTGGCACGCACAATTCCTCCTACTAAGTAAATAGTTAATTAAACCCAAAGCTCGGGCATATGTAAAGCTTCACTTTAATTAATAAAGAAATTTACCATTTTTTCTTAGTAGTGGCAGTTTTTCGAGTGTTTCTTCCCTTCTTGACTTTTCTGGGGGGAGCCACCGCTTCGGTCGCTATCTCTTCCTTAACCTTTGTTACCACCTCTTCAATGGTGGGTTCAGAAACGGTGCTCGGGGTTACACTGGCAACCACGACATCGGGTGTGCTTTTCTTGGCGGCACGTGCCTTCGTTTTCCACATTAATCTTCTACGAGGATTCATGATGTTTCTCCTTTCCAATAAGTAGTTTTAAAACACCAAAAACGAAAATCTCAAAAAATTGGAGGCGAAAAAATTTGGCAAATCGGCGTTTTTGGGGCTTGGTCTCCAAAAGAAAAACCCCACCCCGTAAAGGGTGAGGTTTAAAAGTGAAGATAAAATCTTCAATAAGGATGACTTAACCAACTAATCTATACGTAATCCAGAATTTCACTGCACCAGAGGTAAAGCCGGAGCCGCTAGTCGTTAGGGCGCCATATATGGTTCGTGCCGATGTGCTATAAGCGCTGTCAGCTACAAACGCCAATGCGGTGAGGCCGCCCATCGCGACGGTCTCGTGAGAGTGCGAACTAACGCCTTTCCCTGCGGCAAGTGCTTCCACGGTGCCAACCAGACTGTTGGGATCATCAGCCACAATCTGCACGCCGGCTGCGGCGGTACCGAATGTAACTCCCATTGTTCCGGACCCGGCAGCGAGCACGGTGCTAACCACAACTCCGGCGCCGGTGATGATACTGTTTGCCGGCACAATAAGGCCCGTTTGATCCTCGATGTGGGTGTTGGTGATAGACGTAACGGCATCCGAATAGACACACATCTCCACTCCTTTTACATTGGTAAAGCGCGTGCCGTTCATAGCCAAATCTCTTTTTAATCCTTGTATTAATGCTTGGGTTCTCGCCAAGCCTACTCTTTTTGTTCCCATAATTTAAAACCCTCCATTTATGTGTTTATAATTTAGGTGAGACAAAAGATATACTCCTGCCTCACATATAAGTAGTTTTTTCCATAAAGAAGACCCCCTCCCTTTTGGGGAGGGGGCTTTCTGTGTCACGTTTAGCCGTGCTTTTTACCTAATATGTAACAATTGTTTATGTATTAGGCTGTAGCTCCAGACTCACCGAGTAGACCACGTACGATAACCAAACCATACATATCAGGTCGAACCATCTTCTTCGCATAACGCGTCATGACACCCTTACGTGGCACGAAATCGTCCGGTCCGAAGATTGTGGGAGTAGTTTGTAGCGGCACATAAGGTGCATACACGTATCCGCTTTCAAGGAAAGAAGAGCCGCGGCGGCCAACTAGGACCACGTTGCGTAGGAAGTACGGGTCAACAATGACGTCGAACTTCTTACTCAATGAGCCAACCTTAACGGCGCCCACTGACCCCTTATCATCATCATGAGTGACGGAGGCACGGAACCCAGCGGTAAACTCAAGGATGTTGGCAACTTCAGGTCCGCAGACGATGAAATTAGCACCACCTCGTAGAGTCTTACGATGGATTTGTGCAGATACGTCGTTAATGGTCTCGATAAGAGTCTCATACCATTCACTGACAGTACCGGTGAAGTCGGGAGCAGCAGAGCTAGCCCCAATTTCAGCACCAGTATCGCGACGAACGAAGAGACCCGGAGCACGAGCCCAATAGTACGTACTAGCGGTAGCACCATTGATAAGGTCCGCAAGGATCTCACGATCAATCTCAAGAGCAATTTGCTCAGAGAGGATGCTCGTAAGCTCCACCTCAGCATCAAGGTTGTGATAGGCGTTGAGGTCTTGACCCAACTCCGGTGTCCACTTAGCCTTGAGCTTCTTGGTTTGCGCGGTGACAGCCACCGAGTCGACCTTGATGTCGATCTCTGGGATGTCATCGTTCCCTTCGAGTCCCCACTCAGTCTGGCCCTTAATAGAACCAAGACCAGTACCAGTTGTAAGATCATCTACAATCGGCACCTGAGCAACGAGCGAAGCCGCAGTTGTCATCGTACTTGTGGAAGAAGTAGTAGTAATAACAAAACGGATTGAAGAGGCCGAAACAGCAGAATCTTCTGGGCCGCCCGTAGTGCCAGAACCACTCGACAATGTAGTCAAACGACGAATAAGGTTATAAGCAGTGTTACTGTCGCCTGTCCCGGCGATAGCCGTGTTAAGGGCTGTTCCGCCAATCTGAAAAGCACCCAGGTTATTAAGATCAGCCTGAGCACCTGCGCTGGGATTGTTGAGATTACCAAAAACGCTACGAAGCGCATCGATTACAAGAACCCTATATTGTGCCGTACCTGTGCTAGAGGACAGCGAAAGAACATCGGGGTCATAAACAATAAGCTTCTTATTGGCATTGCTAACATTCCCGTCCACATCAAATTGAGACTTGATATTCCACTGGCCCAATGTCGCAGTGGCTGAACCCGTCGGAGACGAGTAGGAATAACCACGCGGCGATGCAGTACGCGGACCTGAAAGGTCTTGTGCTTCAGGGCCGTATAGTCCCACACCACCTGTGATCTGGGAACCTACTTGATTCGTACCATAAATGGACTTCTCAACGAGGTTACCAAATCTATCGGTTTGAGTTCCTGATGCTCCGAGGTTCGGGGAGAACACGAAGTCCAGGAAGAAAATGAGACCTGAAGGCAGGCTCATCGGTTGTACACTAACGAGATCGTTAGAAATCAACCCCGCAAAAACACGCCGAACGATGGGGAATGCGACGGCCGCAAAGCCTTCAACATCACCAGCACTCATGCTGCTATTCTCACGAAGTAGTTCTTTAGCTTGGTTCTCAAGAAGTCGCGCCATACTTGTACGTTGACGTTCGTTAGTGAGTCCTTCTAAAAGTCCGGTTTTTTCCCACTTAGATAGTAGGGCGTGACCTTCGGCACGCATATCTCGATTGACCAAACCTTCGGTCAATCTTTCTACAATGCTAGACATTTTAATATTACCTCCTTAAATGTAATTGTGTTTATATTATTCCAGCTAGTTTCTTCATACGATCCGCGTAGGGATCCTGTGAAGATGACTCTCGACGAGTCGCATGAATAACAGAAGATCGACGACTAATTGCTTCGCTCAGCGATTGTGGGCGGCTCGTGCGAGCAGGAGTCGCCTCCACTGTGCTTTGAAGCGTTTCATAAATCATTTTTGCTTCTGTAACTGAACCGGCGCTAGAAATAGCTTCGACAATTTTTGTTTTTTGTCGCTCATTCAAGGAGGCACTTCTTAATACCCGGTTCGTATAAAGCAAGCGAGCATTAGAAAGATTTACATCTTGTAAATTTTCCTTCAACTCTTGAAATGCTTGCTTATATTGAGTGTTTTGCTCATTAAGTTGTTTATTCTCAAAAACTAACTCTTCTTGAGCTTTCTTCAAAACTTTTAAATCTTCTTCGACGTCTGTGCTGCGTCGGTGTGCGAGGGCCCTTTCAAGCTCCCACTTCATATCTTCAGATGAGCGTCCTGCCCATCCAGATAGGTCGGCGCCCATGTCAACGGTGAGCTTTTCCATGATGGAATCGACTATTTCGTCTAGAGGATCGTCTTCTTCCTCTTCTTCCTCTGGCACGGGAGTTCTTTTGTAGGGAGAGCGGCGTGGCGTGCGTTTTGGCGCCACTCCCTCAACTTCTTCCAAGCCGGCGCGTTGCATGGCTTGCGAATCGGCTTCTTCTTCTTCGGCTGATGGATCTTCTTCCTCGCCGGGCTTTACTTGCCACGTTTGAGAGGAAGGGTCATCGTCTTTGCCGTCTTCGGCGAGCATGGCTTCTAATTCTTCTTCATTGAGATCAATTTCGGAGTTGTGGTTCATGTTTTCGATGGCTTCTTGAAGCGCGCCTAAATCAATGGAAAGTTCCACTTCTTCTCCGTCAGCAGGGAAGCCCTTTAAATTCTTTCCGTCGAGATTGGCGAATCCGTCGGTCGCGGCAAGCGGGATATCTCCCTTTTCATCGATATCTTCAACCTCACCTTCGCCTTCGGCGCCTTCTGCGGGAATGGCGGCCATGGGATCTCCCATTGGATCTTCGGCCGGCATGTCGAGACCTCCTTCTGGGGCTCCCGTTGCGTCTGCACCCATTTCTCCTCCCATATCGAGAGACATCTCATCTTGTTCTAACATCTGATCAAGAGTTTGTCTCACTTCGCCGGAATACTTTTCAATAATTGCTGTCTCTGCGTTTTTTAAGGCGGCGGCGCGCAACATGTTGGCGTCGATAATAGCCTCTCTCAGCAAATCGGACATAAAATAACTCCTAAAATGATACTAATTCAAAATAAATAGTACTCTTAAATAGTAAAACCCATTTATAATATCCCCAAAAGGGGCGGGATCGCAAAATTAACCAAATATCATCAATACAATCGCTCAATTTAGAAGATCATCCAAATATCAGGGCCTACATAACAAAGAGAGACTGCTGCATAATCGGCATTAAGAACAATCGTGGTATCCCCATCAATTAATTGTGATCCAGAACCAGAAACGGTAAGTGAATACAGATCGCTATTCATTGGTGCCTTAACATAAACCATGTCGCCATTCGTACCCGAAGGCAATGTCCAAGTGCGGGCCAAGGTAAAGCCGAGGGAACTTGTCATATAATTGAAGCCTACCGACAATACGGCATTTCCGTCTCCATGCTCTGTCGTCTGTGAACCGACCGCAGTTATTATGCCCCCGGCCGCAGACAGCCCAGAACCTGCCATGGCAGTAACAAGATCGGCAATGCTTTCTTTTTTAGAAAGATTGGCTGGAACGCTATCAGCATCAATAATGGCAATACTATCTGCAGCCACGTCAACGGTTCCGGCGCCGAGTCCATTAAGGTCGAGAACCAGTGCACCGACTGCGCCGGCTAGCCCTTCACCGGCCAAAACAGTAGCATAATTACTAAATGAATCACTCTTCATAAGCCCATCTGTAACGTCTAGGTAGTAAACAGAATCATTGGCAGCATCTATAACAGCACCTGCGACTCCGTCTAGTTGGACGGTGCCACCTATTTGCAGAGTGCCAGAGCCAGAGATACTTGTGGCATGTAGAGCAGAACCAGTAATACCTAGAGACGCAGATATATTCCCCGCGACAATCAGATCAGTGCCATCATACGTTAAACCACTTTCACCTTGAACAGTGGTGCTATTTACCGAAGTGATGACGCGATTATCTGCTGCGCTATTGTAGGTGGTGATTGCAGCCGACGCCAGTCCCGTCAGGTTGGAACCGTCACCATAGAAAGCAGAACCAGACACATTTAAGGAACTTGAAACATGGGTGCTGTCAATAGTGGTTGTGGCTGTATATAGAGCGGAGCCAGTGATGCCAAGTGAGGCAGAAATATGACCACTTAAAACAGTAATATCACCAGAATAAATCACCAGCGCAGGGCTAGATGCTGTAACTGTTATAAGGCCCGGGGAAATATCTACTACGCCATCAGAACCAGAAGTGTAAGAACCGCTTGTGGAAGTAGTAGTATAACCGTCAGACCCGCTATAAGTTGTTGAGCTTGATCCTCGATCAGTAGCGCCGTCAGAGCCCGACGTATAAGATCCGCTAGCCGAAGTGCTTGAGTGGCTCGCGCCAGTCCATGTCGTGACGCCACCCTCAGTGGTGGTTGTGCCATCGGATCCAGAAGTGTAAGAACCACTGGTAGAAATAATAGTATGGTTGGTGTCTCCACTATAAGTTGTTGAACCAGCAGAGCCCGAGGTTACACCATCGGAACCAGAGAGGTAGGAACCAGAAGTAGAGAGGGTTGTGACACCATCAGAACCAGAAACTTCAAGAGAGCCGGTGACCGTTACGGTTCCATCAGAACCTGATATTGAAGTGGTTACAACACCCATTAGTCTATTTCCTCCATCAAGAGCTTATATCTTTTTCCAGTTTTATTGTTTCGCAAGGTTAAATAGTTTTCTTCTTCAACTACTGTCCAGTTACCTCTTTCATTTTTAAGATGTAAATCGGCTGTATATATATTGGCCCATCGTTTACTGGCGGATCCTAAGTTTCGCGTGTTATCACCATCCGGCAGCACATCACCGCCGGCGGGTGCAATAATAATATCTGCGCCCGAGGCGATGGTTAAATCCGTTCCGTCACTGACAATATATTCGCCGCCATCGGCAAACCGAAGTTTCTTATCAGTTTTCATTAATAGTGTTCGTGCTGAGCCATCAAATCTAGCAATTTCAGTCCCAGCATCGCCATGAAAAATAATGTCGCCGTTGTGATTTGAAGAACTCATAATACTATCATTACTACTTTGAATAACGTTAAGATTTGCGGCCAAGGTTGTCATCCCAGATACTACCAAGGTGCTTCCTAGTATGGTTGCTCCCACGATTTCTAGAGTTGAGGAGCCGGAAATACTACCTGCGACTGTAAGTGTGTCTGTTGGGTTCGTCGTTCCAATACCGACTTTGCCATCACTGGTAATTCGCATTTTTTCGCGATCAGTTTCGGGCGTCTGATCGTCAGTCGCAGTATGAAAAACCATAGCAGCATCAGAGTCAGCATCGCTGGCTTCTTCTCTAACAACCGCCACTGTGCCGCCGTAATTAGAACCACCAGTTTCTCCAACATAGAAATCAATTCCGGGCCCGGAACCAATATTCATGTCAACGCCTTCGTCTGCTACTTGAAGCCTCATCATTTCTACCGTCTGGGGGGACGTAGTTGCTGCCTTATATACGTGAACTGGCGCAGATGGGGATGTTCCGATTTCCCGCTTGGCGAATCAATTTTAAATACTTGTGCACTATCTGAATATAGTTGGAAGCTTCCGGTTCGCGAGTGGTTGTCAGTTTGGTCATCGCCAAAATAAGTGGAACCCGTTGCATCAATAAGCGCGATGTCCTCAACGTGGTACATGCTCGCAGAGATGGTACCAGAGACAGCAAGCGTCCCTGTAAGGACGAGAGTGTTGGCAGCGTATCCGGATTCGGATGCGCTGTAATACATAAAATTGACTGAGCCGGTGGTGTTGCCCGAACCCGACATGTACTGAACGGATCCAGTGGGCCCGAAGGCCAAGCCTGAATCGGCGCAGTCTATATATGCCCAGCCAAACTTAGCCATGGGCTTACCCTACTCCGGCCGAACCTGACCAACTGGGTTTCGAAACAGGACCAGCGGCTCCAGAGAGAGCTATCTTCTGAGGCCTAATTGACGTTAGACCGGCGACTACACTAACGGTACCGGCATTTCCCCCATTAAGATACAGTCGTGATATCTTGAGTTCCAGGCGCCCACTTGAGCCGGTACCGGGAAGCTGGAAATAATTGCCAGCGCCGGAATCATCAATTCCATTTTTAGAAAAACCAACCTTAAGGGTGGCCGGCCCGTTGTTATATACTTCAACCCAGCGCGTCACATACGGAAAGGAAAGTTCTTGAGTGGTAGAGGTTGCGTCAATAGCACCGCTAGCAAACGGAATCCCACTTACTTGATATGCGGGGGTATGATTCATCCCAACTTCCATGTGCCAGGATGGTGTAAAGTTTTTTCCTTTAGCCATAATGAAATAAATCTCCTATCTTTTTAAGTAGTTCACTGTAATTAGTCACCTTTTTTTTCTATTGCGCCTTTCTTGTGCTTTAAGGCGTTTTAAGGCTTCTCGCTGGCGTAAGCGAATTGCCTTTAATTTCTTTTCTTTTCTTTTAACCGAGGGCTTTGTGTAATAGCGGCATTCTTTGTATTTCTCGATTATCTTTTCTTTTTTGACTTTTTTAATAAATCGACGAATCATTCTTTCGTGATTGCCGCGGCACTCTTTTGCTGTTACTTTTACGTTTGCACGTTTGTGGGCCATTCCTCACCTTATTTTAGAGCGTTCCACATGCGGCCGGCTCCCCCTACTAAAGAGCTAATATCTACGCCAGCGGATGTGGGATCGCCGAGATCAACGGAGCCCGGTTTAGAGTCGGCGGCTTCATAAGAAGTCATCGCCTCCGTTCCTTCAAATAAATTAACACCGTTATATGCGTCAGCACCAACCGCCTTCATTAGTTTTTGGCGCTGCGCTGGGTTTTGTTTGGGTCGTGGTGGCAGGGACCGTGGGACCTGTGGTTGTTGAGTTTCCATCACAAGGTTGCCTTGCATGCCTTTCACAACTTCCGCAACCACATTGGATAGAAGGCCTTCTTCAAGAAGGACTTCATGAATGCATTCTTTAACGAGAGGCTTGATAAGCTGCTTTAAATCTGCCTTGTTCACTTATCACCCCTTGATGATGCCGGCTATCTTCTGCCAACGATTGAGGGTTTCTCGAAGCTGTTGTTCTCCCATGGACACCCCCGTACCAACGTCCTTCATTCCTTTGGGTCCGCGCGGGATTAGCCTGCTTCCCTTCTTCTTCTTCTCTTCCTCATCTTCTTCCGTGTCACGGTCCCATAGGCCGCCTCCCGCATCAGTGGGGCCCATAGGTTTTTCTCCACCAATATCGGCACCTCCACCGGGCACATCAGGCAAGTCAGACTGTCCAGGATCAGTTTGAAGACCTTGTGCCATTTTCGCATACTTAGCGTGACGAGGATCCTCTTTTCCTGGGGCGGCGGCTGGTGCTTTCAATTCTGGGGAACTTGTCTTGACTCCGTGTTGGCGCAACAAATTAACCACGGCACTCCGAGCGGCTTCTTTTTGAGCAGGATCTTGAATCTGGCCTAGCGCCGCAATCGTTTGATCTAGGGGAATTTCATCCCTCTGCTTTCTTTCCATAACATTAAAACCAGCAACAGACAAATCTGCACGTAGTCCCTTCAGAAGTCGAGACATGTCCTTTCCTTGGATACCAGCTTTTGCTAGTTGAGATTGCATGCCTTTGCCGGCTCCGCCGCGGAATACATTAATGTCTCCTCTGCCGGCGCCTGCTGCTGCTCCGGTTGGTTCTGCGCCTGTTGCTTCTGCACCGCCGGCGGCATCGGGATCGCCCACGATATCTCCGCCTCCGGGTGGGGCCTCTTCGGGGGCGCCGGGCGCGGCCTTGATGGGCTTAAGGTTGCTGGCTAACGACTTAAGCATTCCTTCGCGGCTATCGCCCTTCGCTCTCTTGCTCTTGAAATATCTATAAGCTCCGTAAGCCAAAGCGCCGACGGCCAGTGCTCCGGCACCGACGCCTAGGCCTATGGCCAAATTCTTGGCTATGGGAATTCC